AACAACGGTTATCGTAAATACTAAATTATAGAATTTTATTGCCATATATATAAAAATAAATATTTTTTTTTTTTGTTGTAAAATATTATAAATGAATGAAAGAGTACATATAATGGTGACGGCGCTTCCTGATCCGTTTTCTCTCTACGATAAAATTCCAGTAAGAAATAACACAACCTATAAAGATGCCTTACAAGGTAATTGGTCACCAACACCTCTGTCAAAAGCATTTTTTAACAAGCAAAATATTCAAAATCTTCAGGATAGTTTAAGAGAAGGTGTTTATCAATTATCTAAAGGACGATATGTTATTGGTCAACAAAACGAGGATACACTAAAAATTATAATGCGAAGTACTTTTTTACAAAGCGCCTTAAATCTACCCACAAATATTGGCGGACAGGTAGATGCTCTAAATACATTAGTTATTAATTATGCTGCCCCACAGATATGTGGTGAAGCCGAATCATATATTAAATATAAGAGTGATGTTAGCAATTTAGCCGTTCCATTAGATCCACCAACATATGTATCCACGGCAGGGCAAAATACATTAGAATTAAAACCATGGTTTTAATGTTTGCCCATCCTTAACAATAGCTATTTTATCTCTGGTTTCTTTGTCTATCACAGTTCGCACAATTAAATAAATAGAACGAAAGAGTACCGAAGGTTTTTTAAGAAAACATTTATATAATTTATCGGGAAATGCTGTTTTTAGTAGTCGGGATATACCACAAATAAATTTAATACTAAGCTTACATTTTTTTATATTGGTTAAATTAACCAATACACAAAATTCACCAATATTACAATTTTGTATAGATAAGTCAATACTATGTTGCAATATCTTAATCATATGCGAAACAAGCGCAGTTTCATTATTTTTTGTTAAAATAAATGGCGAATCACAGTTAAAAATAACTATTGACCGACCATCTAAATATCTATTTTCTTCAATATAGATTGTTTTACTAAAATCCATATACATTAATAATTAAAAAATTGAGCTTATATTACTTAATATGATAAGTAATTCAAAGATGGAAACTTGTTCTAAATGTAGCACTAAGGTTCTCAAAAATGATCTTGAAAATCATGAAGCTTGGTGCAAAAAGAAAGGGCGGCGGTCTGTAATAGGAAAATGTTCTTACTGTCAAAAACAATATAAAGTACGCAAAGCACTGGAAGAACACGAGGTTAAATGCCAGAAGAACCCTAACAATATAGCAATTAAAAAACCGCGAAGAAAATCTATCAATCCGCATCTTCGCATGAAGGTGTGGGAAACATATATAGGCAAACGACACAGAGGAAAATGTTTTTGTTGTAACCTCAACGAAATTACACCCTTTACATATTGCAATACATTTCAAGCTGGGCATATTATTTCGCACGCTAATGGGGGGAAAGATACAATAGGTAATCTTATCCCTATATGTCGGGATTGCAATATGAATATGGGTGCCGAGAATTGGGACGATTATGTTGACCGAAATCCACAACTTCCCTTGAGGAGATGTGGAAATGATCCACCCATCATCAAATATATAAAAGGAATAGTATGGTGTCAAAGCCTCGTGAGAATGTGGTTAGAAAGAAAAAAACCAGATTCTGAATGGAGGATTCAGTGGCTAAATAAACAATGAAATAATCTTACTCTGTATGAACAGCAGCAATAAGACTGTTCGTTATAGTGACCAACTTGTTATACCGATCAACCAACCGAGTCATAATGACCTCAAGATGATTGCGATGCTTGGCAGTAACTGAAAGCACAACGCTTTTCTTATCATCAGTGAGCGAAAAATCCAAACTCACCTTATATCCAGTCAAAAGAGTAGAAATATTATCCTTAGGTCCAACAAAGGACTTGAATAGAGCTAAGGGCATCACCATAGATTCGCTATAAGCAGCGCGATTAGACTTCTTCCGGGAAGTATTGTTGCGAGACGGGCGCATCTTGGTCATTCGTGAAGTCATTGTATTATATCACCTCACGATATGATTTAAATCAAATCAATTTTTATAAGCCTCCATCTCGTCTTGATAGCGCGCCTTATCTTTTTTATTCATTGTGTCATATTTTTCTCGCTTTTTAGGAGACAAAGCCTTCCACATACTGCCAAGCTGCTTGGATATATTTCCAATATTGACCTTTCCACCACCCTTCCTAACCTTGTCCATAAGCCTTGGACGCTGTTCTTCACTAAAATAAAAAAATGCTGAGCGTGTGCGCTTGGGCTTATCCGGATCCTTGAGTTTCTTAAGCTTAAGAGGTTTTCCAAGAAACTTCTTAGTAAGTTCATCCAAACGTTCAACAGCATTAAATTCAATGCACATATTCATAACAAGAGTTTTGTGTGATTCAAACCATAAATGGTTCATGTCCGCGGTTTGATTGTGAAAGCAAGTCTGTGTTGCCATAATATATATATAATATAAAATAGGTTTATACCCTTTTTAACTTATATTTAATTAATGATCCAACGTAGAATATTTTTGTAAGAAATGCTTTAGTTCTTTCTTCCATAAACTTTTAATAGTGGTTACTCGTAATTTTTTAAGAACCTCCAAATGTTTATCACGATCATTACGTAGTTTCAAAATATTTTCTTCAATAACGCTTGAAATTGGCATTGAGGTGAGGTAGTCAAATTTGCTATCAACCATATCATACTGATTGCTAATAAGCATATTTTTTACCATAATCCCCGTTTTTTTCCGCAAATCAATCACATCAGAACATTGTTCTTCAATAAATCGTGCTTTATTATGCAGAATTTTCACTATTTTTTCCAGTTGATTAATTTTATATTCTTTGCGTTTTCTGTAGTATTCCAGCCGTACAGGAATATAATCATCAATAATTTCTTCTGGACTTTCATAACGTTTCATTCTCTGGTTAACATCAAACAAATGCATATTCGTCGTTGTTCTTGTGACAAATAATTTAAATTTTTTTTCGAAATCATTGCAATGATAATCCAGATTTTTGGACAAGAGTGACAATAAGACACCCTTGTTCAGTTTGAGAGTAATATCCACCTCTTTATCAGTACTCATATCATCAAAATCCCTGAGGGGCGAATTTTTCTTTTCAATCAGGGTTTCCAGATATTGTTTATAATCATCAGTCCATACTCCTATGGGCAGTTCTGTAATATGTACCCTATTGCCGTCCAATACCTTATAGATGCCCTTATATATATATCTTTTTTCGGTAGCTTTATAAATTTTTCCCTTAAATCCGCGATAATAGGGCTTAAGTTTCGGCAGTGATATTTTACCAGATAATTTTGCCTTAATATAATTTATAATTTGTATTGGATCGTGGGGCAGGATATCAGTGCTGAATCCCGTTCCTATGCCCTTGGCGCCATTGACGAGAATCATCGGAATAATAGGAACATAAAATTCTGGTTCAATAGATGTTCCATCATCTTGTAAATAATTAAGAACAGGGAAATCATCATCTGGGAAAAGGAGCTTTGTCAATGGATTTTGTAGGGTATATATATATCTTTCTGATGCTGAATCCTTTCCTCCCGCCATTCGTGTGCCGAATTGTCCATTGGGTAGAAGTAGATTAATATTATTTGAACCGGTGAAATCTTGCGCCATTCCTACGATGGTCTTTTGTAAACTTACTTCACCGTGATGATAACATGAATGCTCGGAAATATAACCCGAAAGCTGCGCAACCTTCACTTCTTTCTTGAGCTTTCTTTTGAAAATGGCGAACAATGTTTTACGTTGGCTGGGTTTAAGTCCATCGATGCCGTTAGGGATTGATCTTTCACAATCATATTTTGAAAAATGAATTAATTCTCTATTAATGAAATCGGTAAAAGGAACTTGTTTTTTATCAGTATCAAGTACAGCATCTTTATCATAATTCACCAACCATTCTTTTCGGTCGTCGGCTCTCTTTTTATTGAAAGCCATATCTAAGGATTGATCACAAGGACCATCTGTATATGTGAAATACACAATTTTTTTCTTAGCAAAATATTCACGAAATTCTTTTGCTGTGGATGTCCCCAATCCCTTATAATATTTAATATGCCAGCGCGCCATATTATTTATATTTCGCCATTTTGTATATTGGTTCTCATTGTAGAAACAGATCTCACGTTTACCCTTTCGGGCTTTGAGAATAGGAGTATTCATAAATCCAAGGAAATTTTCCATTCTAAAAAGATCATGCCATAAAGAATGAAACAAATTAATACATAATCCTTTAATATGACTACCATCAAGATCTTGATCAGTCATGAATAATACTTGACCATAACGAAGTGATTTAGTGACCTCCTCTCTCGACGAATACACTTTATTATTTACCAATCCTAATATTTTCTTTATTGCTATAATTTCATTATTTTGATTAATTCTACCCAGTGATATATCCTTTATATTTAACAATTTCCCCCTGAGAGGATAAACCCCAATAGTATTCCTATCATTTGCTGATAATCCTGATACAATACCCGCTTTGGCTGAATCTCCCTCACAGAGAATCAATGTACAGTCTTTAGACTTATTCGTCCCTGCTTTATTTGCATCAATAAGCTTGGGAAGTCCGCGAATAGATCGCGTCTTTCGCCCATCCGTTTTCTTTGCATCCTTACTCGTTTTAATCTCTGTCAAACTTATTGCTGTTTCCATAATGCCCATCTTAGCAATCTGATCAATAAATTTATCAGATATATTACAGGACGACCCAAATTTTTTAATAGGCAAATTCATATAATCCTTTGTTTGACTATCAAAGGTGGGATTTTCAATAACACAATTAACAAATAGCATTATTTGTTCTTTAATGGTCACCGGTTTTACCTTAATCTTCTTCTTTTTATCAATATACGCGACCAATTTCTTAACAATCTGATTAAGAATATAATCTATATGTTTACCCCCTTTCCCTGTGCAAATACCATTCACAAAAGATACTTGAGTAAATTCATCGAGAGGTGAAAGACAAACTGCATATTCCCACCGCTCACCGTCTTTTTCATATAAACGCTTCGTTTCTGATTTAGATCCAATATAAAGATCTACATAATTTTCAAATGACCTAACAGGCAGGGACAGTCCATTGAATTTAACTTTTACCGAGCTATTGGTTACGGCAGCTATATCATATGTGCGTTTGCGAAATAGCTGAAACATATCTTCCGTAAGTGCATCCATCCCAAATCGCTGATAATCCGGAAGAAAGGATATTTTTGTAAAAGGAGTTGCCGACTTTTTTACCTTTGTAATCTTGGGTTTACCAATAGTAGAAAGATTATTGGAAAACTTTTGCTTATAATGTAATTTGCGAGTATGATCAAGAGTTTCAATTTCACCCCATTTAGAGTAAATCAAAACCAATTTGAACCCAAACCCATTTTTTCCACCTACAATCTTTTTTTCTTCTTTGTTATAGTTTGTAGATGTTCTCAAATGACCAAAAATTAGTTCTGGGATCCAAACCTTATACTCTGGATGTTTAGCCACATCTATCCCGTTACCATCATTAAACATAGTGATTACCCCTGTATTCTTGTCAATACTGATCTCAATATTTTTAACAGGATGGCATTTTTTCCCCCCTCGCGAAATTTTTTGTTCCATACGAGTATGGTGATCCTTCGCATTCACTATACCTTCATCAAAACATTTATAGAGACCTGGGACCCATGTATATGTATGACGCGTTAATTTATCGGCATCGCATTTGAAAGACCAATTTTCGCATTGATCTGCTTCAATTGCACCCACATATGTATCTGGGGCATCTAAAATATGTTCGATATCTGTTTTTTTTTGATAGGTATCGGACAATTTGGACATAATTGTATATTATATGACATATTTTTTTAAATAACTTCAATTTATTATTTCTTATTTAGGATATTTTTTTCTCTATAAATTATATAATGACTAAACGTCACCAACGCCAAACAGACGGACTTTACCATATTAACGGAAAAACATACAAAATTCTTCGCGGAACACGTGCGCAGGTACACCACGGCACTGCGTACCAAACCCAAGGTCTCTTAGATAAATCAAAATTAATGATGAATAAACACGGGCGCATTGTATCGCGTAAGAAACACAACACCGCGAAGAAAGAACAACGCCTTTTGAAAGCTGGTTATGGCTACAAAAAAGGAGAATTCGTGCCAGGTGGGGTCCGCGTTGGCAAAAAACGTGGGACGGCGAAGAAGCGCCGCAAGGCTCGTTCTGCGCCAGCCACACGCCGTGTTTCCATTAGTGAAAAGAGAAGTGTAGCAACAGGAAGATTTTCACGCGGAGGTCGTCGTCGGCGTGGGGGACGTCGCCGCCGTCGTCGCTAAATAATATTATTTCCAATAGCCCGCGATCACTGTATCTCCAGAAAAATATTCGGGTGAAATAAATTCTCTTATGGTATTTTCAAAATACTTCTTTCCAGCTATGTATATGAAACCTTCCTTCTTTATAAAATTACAGTAAAACTCATACATTTGATAAAGGTTTTGTGAATCGGTAAAACGTTGTTTCATTTTGAACAAGGATTGTTTAATATCTTCTTTTTTATTCCATAATGTAGAAGATATATTATTTATATATTTTTCATTAGTTATTTGGTGTTGTGAATAAAAATATTGTATTAATGCAATCATTTTATGTTCTGGCAAATATTTTACACCAGGATGATTATTTTTAAGCCAATCTTTATAAATAGAGCACAATTCGCCAATTTCAAAAATATTATTGGATGCATCAAAGATGGTTACATCCCAGAATTTTCTAAAGAATTGTACATATTTCAAATAAATACTCGACACTTTTATAAAAGATCCTTTATCATCATTAAAAGTTAATGTGTTCATTAAATTTGTCTTGAGGCTTTCTTTAAAAATAATATTTGGAAAATCGTGTGCCTTCAAATATTCTTTCCATAAAAAATACATATTTTGCCAGGTTATACTAAGATTTTCATATGAATCATCTACAATAAGATAACTATCAATAAAATCTTGAACAATATTATCTTGGGTTTTGTCTTTTAAATACATAGCATATTCTTGTAACGAGTTATCATTACAATGGTGAACAAGATATTTATCTGAAGATAAAAATCGATTAGAATAATGACAAGCCACAATAATAATAT